TTATTAAATTATTTTTTATCAAATATTTTGAATATTTATAATTTTTTCGACTTATTTGTTTGCAGAAATAACATTTTGAAAAAGCGGAAATAAAAAAGCTCCCGAAACGAATGAATCGTTTCGGGAGCTTTGGCGCAGAAGACGAGATTTGAACTCGTGCTACGGTTATCCCATACTACTCCCTTAGCAGGGGAGCCCCTTGAGCCACTTGGGTACTTCTGCAAGCCTTAATAACTATATCATATTTTTTTCCGATTGTCAAAGATTTTTTGAAGGAAAAACAAAAAAAATTGTTTTCTTTCCCGATTCTCCTTTCTTCCGTCGTCTAAAACCCGCCGAGGCAGAAAAAGCCTCGGCGGGTTTCGTCGAAAAAGCTCGTTGAATTGAGAGAAAACCTTGCTTTTCGCGCCGCGGTTCAAGATGTCTGCCGTTCGAGAAGAAATTCGTTTTGCGAATCGACGGCGTCCCCGACCTGTTCCGCTTTTTTATAGCTGCCGTCGGGAAGAAGAACACGCGCCTTTATGTTATCCGACAGCATTGTTTCCAGCATGCCGTAGATTTTTGCTTCGATAGCTTTATCCATAACGGGCGTAGCGATTTCCACCCGCTTATCGGTATTTCTCGTCATGAGGTCGGCGCTGGAAATATATATTTTTCTTTCTTTGCCCTCGCCGAAACAGTAAATACGGGAATGTTCCAAAAATCGCCCGACAATGGATATGATGCGGATATGTTCGGTCTCACCCGGAATTCCGGGCAACAGACAGCAAATGCCGCGGACGATGAGAGAAATTTCCACTCCGCTCTTTCCTGCCTGATAGAGCCGATCTATCATCTGCTTATCCGTGAGGGAATTCATCTTGGCGATAATGCGGGCGGGCTTTCCGGCCTTGGCCAACTGTATCTGCTCATCTATACATTGTAAAAGCCCCTTTTTCAACCCCTGCGGAGCAATCAATAATTTTTCGTAGGAGTAATCGGTATTGCAGATAGCGATATTTCGGAAGAACGCCGCGCCGTCCTCTCCGATTTCGCGATCGGCCGTAACGATATTGAGGTCGGTGTATTGCTTGCTGGTATTTTCATTGTATTATCGGGCTTGATCCCGACGATATAACAATTATCAATGCTAACGGAGGTAATTAAAATGGCAAGCAAAACACTCAACGTAACGTTGATTATGCGCAACGACACGGCGGCAAATTGGGCGAGCAAAAACCCCGTTTTGACGCTCGGCGAACTTGGCGTCGAAACCGATACTCGCAAATTTAAGATCGGCGACGGCACTACCGCATACAACTCGTTGAAATACGGACTCGGCGGAAACGTCGAAGTCAAAAGCACCGCCCCCACAGCGAGCGACGTCGGCTACGACATTGGCACGCTTTGGGTTGACACGACGGGTACGAAGGCTTATATCCTTTTTGCAAAAACCGCAAATGCGGCAACGTGGATCGGGCTTTTGGACTCGCAAGGAAAAATCGACAAAGCAACACTCGCCGACGAGGCAATTAAACTCCAAACCGCAAGGACGATTAAGTTTTCGGGAGCGGTCGTCGCAAACTCTAAAACGTTTGACGGTAGCGGCGACGTCGAATACGTCCTCGTGCTTGCAAATAGCGGCGTATCGGCGGGAACTTATACCAAAGTTACCGTAAACGCAAAAGGTATTATCACAAGCGCAACGCAACTTACGGCGGCGGATATTCCCGCTCTTACCCTTTCCAAAATTTCGGACGCGGGAACGGCGGCAAGTAAGAATACGGGAACGGCGGCGGGCAATGTACCCGTGCTTGACGCAAACGCAAAAATCGCGGTCGCCCTTATCCCCTCGCTTACCCTTTCAAAGATTAGCGACGCGGGAACGGCGGCGGGTAAAAACGTCGGTACGGCGGCGGGCAACGTTCCCGTGCTTGGTAGCGACGGAAAACTCGACGAAAGTTTGCTCCCCGCAATCGCGATTACCGAAACTTTTGTCGTTGACAGTCAAGCCGCAATGCTCGCGCTTTCCGCGCAACGCGGCGACGTGGCAGTCCGCACGGACGAAAACAAGTCTTACATACTTAACGCCGACGATCCGACCGTGCTTGCAAATTGGGTTTGGTTGCGCACCCCCGATTGTAAGGTGCTTTCGGTAAACAGTAAAACGGGCGCGGTTGTGCTTACTACGAGCGATATTGCGGAAGGTGCAAACCTTTACTTTACCGAGGCGCGCGCTACCGCAAACTTCAACTCGAATTTCAAAAACAAAAGCGTAACCGAATTGAAAGACGGCGGAAACGTTGTACTTTCAACCGATACGTTGACGATTAACGGCGGTAAGGCGTAAAGGAGGTCAAAATGGCAACGCGGAATATAACCGTAACACTCAAAGTCAGACAAGACACCGCGGCAAATTGGGCGAGTAAAAACTCGGTACTTTCCGCGGGCGAATTTGGCTACGATACCACAAACAAGGTTTTGAAAATCGGCGACGGTACGACCGCTTGGGCAAACCTTGTTGCACTCAAAACCGAGGGCGGCGGCGCGTCAATCGCAATTTATGCCGCAACGGCGGCGGAGTCGGAAAAAGCCGTCGGATATACGCGCGGCGGCGAAATTGACGCCGAATTTAAGAAAATTAAAACGCGGCTTGCCGCACTCGAAGGAGGTAATTAAACTATGAACATTGAAAAAGCAAAAATCTACGGTGTAGATAAAGTCGGCTCGTCCACCCCGTCCGCCCTTACGAGGACGGACGACGCCGTCGGGCTTTCCTATACGGTCGGCACGACGGACATTGTAAGCGACTTTGACCGTTGCTATCCGTGGAGCGATATGCAAGAAGTAACCGACGCGTCGGGTAACGTATTTATCAAGATACCGAAATTTTACTCTAAAATCACGAAAAACAGCGACGGAACATACAAGCACCAAATATCGGGTATCCGATACGAAGGTTTTTCAACGTTGTTTGTTGACGGCGCGGGAAACGAACTCGATTACGTTCTCGTCGGCAAATACGAAGGGAGCGGGTCGTCGGCGCGCGTGTACTCGAAATCGGGCGCAACGGTACTTGTCAATATTACTTGCGATAATTTCCGTACGGGTTGCAAGGCAAACGGCGCGGGTTATCAGCAATACGACTTCTTGATTGACCTTATTATCAAAGAATTGTGGCTCGTCGAAATGAAAACAACGAACTCGCAATCGGTAATGTATGGTTACGCGAACGGCAACTCGGCGGCAGTCGCTACGGGAAGAACCGACGGAATAAAAACCCCGTCGGGATCGGAAGAAAGCAACACCGACGGCAAGCACGCTTGCAAATATCGCGGTATCGAGAACTTGTGGGGCAACGTTTACAAGTGGGTTGACGGAATATCTTTCTCGTCCGCAAAAGTATATGTTTGCAGCGATCCCGCGTCTTACACGGCGGGCAAAACCGCGTCGCCGTACGTTTATCAAGGCGACCGTTCGTCGGGCGGCGGCTATATTAAAAAGGTCGAACCGCTCGGACGCAACCCCCTTATACAATACGCAACGGAAGTCGGCGGTAGCGCAACAACCTACTTTTGCGACTACGCGAGCGTCAGCGGCGCCGTCCTTGCCGTTGGTGGGAGTTGGAGCGACGCGACGAGCGCGGGCTTGTGGTATTGGCGCGGTAATTGCGATCCGTTGTACACGCACTCGGGCATCGGGGGTCGCCTTTGCTATAAACCTCTTTAAGAGAGGGATTGTCAAGGGGGATACCTCCCCCTTGGCGTCTATTCAATAGCGACAATAAAAACATAAAGGGTATTGCGCGCACTCCCCGACGCGAACGTCAACGGCTCCGTCCTTGCCGTTGGTGGGAATTGGAACAACACGACGAACGCGGGCTTGTGGAATTGGAACGGTAATTACGATCCGTCGAACACGAACTCGAACATCGGGGGTCGCATTTAATCTTGATATTTATTTAGAGCGCGCATAATCCTTGCCCCTCGGCAAAAAACACTTCACAAAGAGGGCGGTTTAGTAAGTCATTGAAAGACCGCAAGAAGATTAAAGGATATTCTATGAAAAGAGTCGGTTATTTGTACGAGAAAATGTGCGACGTCGATTTTATCAAAACGGCAATCCGAAACGCCGCAAAAAGTAAAACCGACCGACTCTACGTCAAAGCGATATTGAGTGATATTGACGGTTACGCACGAAAAATCAAAGCAATGCTCGAAATCGAAACGATAAAACTTTCGCCGAGTGAACATATCGAAATTTACGACAATTCTTGTTGTAAAACACGACAAATCACAGTACCGAAATTTTACCCCGATCAAATCGTACATTGGCTTATTATTACGGCATTAAACCCCGTAATAACGCGCGGTATGTACCGCTATTGTTGCGGGAGCATACCTAACCGCGGCGGCATTGACGCGAAGGCTTACGTCGAAACAGCGATACGCGACGTTAAAATGCGTTATTGCGCAAAACTTGACGTATCAAAGTTTTTCGACAGCGTCCGCCCGCCGATATTGCTCGAAATGCTTAAAAGGAAAATCAAAGACGAAAAGGTTTTACGCCTTATCGGTCAAGTCCTCGAAAACGGCGGCGATCATCTACCGATCGGATATTATACGTCGCAATGGTTTTCAAATTTTTACTTGGAAGGTTTAGACCACTATATCAAAGAAGTATTGCACGTCAAATACTACGTCCGATACGTTGACGATATGGTTTTGATAGACTCTAACAAGCGAAAGTTACACAAAGCGGTTGCGGCGATTGACAACTACTTGCACGGTATCGGATTAAAGATAAAAGGTAATTGGCAAGTTTGGAAACTCAACTCGCGCCCGATTGATTTTGTCGGGTATCGGTTTTATAAAAACAAAACCATACTTCGCAAACGAATATTTTTTCGGCTATGTCGTCGAGTGCGCAAAGTTAGTAAAACGGGCTACACTACCCCGCGGCAAGCAATGAGCCTTTTATCCCTTATCGGGTGGCTATCGCATATCAACGGGCGAAACTTCTATAAAAAGAACATTTACCCGTACGCGCCGAAAAACAAACTTAAAAAGATTGTAAGTAATTACAGTAAACAAAACGGAGGTAATCTCAAAAATGGCAAACGCAAAACAAAAAGTATTCAGCAAAGACAAATGGCTCGAAACGGCAAACGCGGACAAGGCGGCGGGGATACTCACTCAACGCGAAATTGACGACGCTTGCGAAATTTGGGTCAACGACCTTGACGGCAAGTCAAAAGAGGAAATCGCCGACAACAACGGCGCGTCGCTCCGCGACGAGTGGTTTGTAGAGGTGTAAAATGAACGTTTGGGCAACGATCTTAACCGCGATTATAAGTACGTCCGTCGGCGCGGTGGTAACGGCGATTGTCGGCAACTTCAAAAGCGGACGCGCAAAAAACAAAGCAATGCAAAGCGGCTTGCAAAGTCTTTTGCGCGCCGAAATCATACGACAGCACGAAAAATACACCGACCGCGGCTATTGTCCGATTTATGCAAAAGACGCATTGCGTCGGGAGTATGAGTCGTATCACTTGCTCGGCGGTAACGGCGTTATCACGGACTTATACAACGACTTGATCGCATTGCCCGAACTTCCGCCCCACCCCGACAACGAAAACAAAACGGAGGATTAAAAAACTTATGGATTGGCAAAATATTATAATCAAAATCGTTTCCGCCCTACTCGCCACGCTCGGCGCGTGGGTTTTGGCAAAGGTTAAAAGCCTTATCAATACCAAAATCAAAAACGAAAAAGCGCGCAATCTTTTACAAGGCGCAACGAACGTTGTTTCAAATGCCGTAAAGGCTACATATCAAACGTACGTCGAGTCTATCAAAGGTACGGACGCTTGGACGAAAGACGCGCAAGAGGAGGCGTTAAAACTTGCAATCGCGGCGGCGCGTATGCAGTTATCGGCGGACGTCGAAAAATTTATAAACGACAACTTCGGCGACGTCGAAACGTGGATAAAGTCGCAAATCGAGGCAACGCTTTACGACTTGAAAAATAAGCCTTTGGAGGTACAAAATGAAAACGGTTAAAGCAATTATGTTTTGGCTTTTGTCGCTAACGTGGGGCGCGCTTATGACGCTTTGCGGCGGCGTTGTTGCCCTTGCCTTGCTTGTAACGGGGCATAAACCGAAACGATTTCATTATTTGATTTATTTTGAAGTCGGGAGCGGTTGGGGCGGCTTTGAACTCGGCGCGTTTTTCGTCGTCAACAAAAACCCGTCTTTACATATCTTGCAACACGAAAGCGGACACGGTTTACAAAATATTATGCTCGGCGTGTTTATGCCTTTTATCGTCAGTATTCCCTCTTGTATTCGCTATTGGTGGCGCGAGTACAAAATACGAAAAGGACTCGGCAACACTTTACCGCCCTACGATCGAATATGGTTTGAAGGTTGGGCAACCCGCCTCGGCGAAAAACATTTTAATTGATAAAACAAAAACGCCCTCGCAAGAAGGCGTTTTTTATTGCTTGTTTTGGCGTTAGTCGTCGATATGTTCGCCGACAATCTTTATATTGCAACCGTAATTTTGCCCGTCGCTACCGCCCGTTATATCGGCGATTTCGCCGTCAAGTGTAAACCGTTCGTCAAACTCGCCTACAAATTCCCACGCAAGATCCGATTTGATACGACCGATACGCTTACGCGTCCGCGCGTTTATGACGTCCACGCTTTCGGGGTATTCCTCGGTTGGCTTGTGTTTGATTAAAAGCGGGTCGCCGACGTTGCTTTTTTGTATGTTTTCTTGGCAATTATCGAACGATACGCCGACCGCCTTTGTAAATATCGGAAAACTCAACGTCGTTGCGGGCGACGTTACCGCGGCGTCGCTCATTTTGATTATGCGCGGATTTTCGGTCGTCGTAATTTTTTTACGGCTTTCAAGTGCGGCTCGTTCCGTTTGTTTGGCGTCGCGAACGGTTTTTGTTTCTTTCGCCCGCGCTTTGATTGCAAACACGGTAAATACAACGCCGACGGCAAGCAATGCGCAAATTATCAATGCTTGCCACGTTTGCATATTTTCGCCGTTTTCCCCTACGCTACCGCCGACAACGCCCGCAAAGATAAATAACGGCAACCACGATACAACGGCAATTATAACGCGTACAACGCGTTTAAGATTATAAAACCACTTCATATAAAATCACTCCTTATTTTTCTTGATTTCTTTTTCAAGGTCGTATGCGTACATTAAAAGAGCGGTTTTGTGGCGCATATCGAAAGACTCGCATACCTTCAGTAATTCCCGCTCGTATTCGGTCAAATCCCCGCCGACATTGCCCGCTACGTTTGCAATGTTATTCGAGTTATTGTTACCGATTATTTGTTGTACGGGTGCGTCGCGTGGCGGTCGCCCCGTAATAAGGTAGTCAAGCGACACGCCGAAATATTCGGCGATTTTTGCATAAAAGACAGCCGACGGCTCGCGTTTTCCTGTTTTCCACTCCGAAACCGTTGTCGGACGCACGTTTAACGCCCGCGCGAGGTCGCCTTGCTTTTTTCCTTGCTTTTTCAAAAGGTCGAAAATCCGTTCGGAAACCGTCATATAAAAAAGACTCCTTGAAAGATAAATTTTTCGTTTACACTTCAAGAAGTCTTGACTTTCTCGGTCGTTCGATATATAATAGCAGTACGATTATCGACGCACCGAGAAAAACGGGCGTCGTTATATCGTTAGCCGTGTTATAACCGAGTCGCAAGATATGAAGTGTAATGATTGTAGCAAATCTATTATATCAAATCTTTACGGCGAAGTCAATAACGCGACTATTCCTTTATTAAAAATCTCGGTATAACGATAAAACGCCCTCCACTATCGGAAGGCGTTTATTTTTCTCGAAAAAAATAAAAATATTTTTTGAAAAAGTGCGTAAAACGGTTGACTTATCATAGTAACTATGATATAATATAATCACAAAGGTTGAGGGAAACAAAAACCTTTGAAATCAAAAAAAGGAGGTGCGAATATGGACAACATAACAAAAGCCTTGCAAGACTTGGCAAAAGCGGTTGAAAGTAACGACACGGTGGAACGAGTCAAAGTTACAATAACACTTAAAAAGCCAAAGACAAGCAAGGCACAAACCAAAGCCGAGTAAATCGGCAAGGCAGAGCGGGCGGGAAACCGCCCCTCGTAAGTCCTATTTTATCATATTTTAGTCGGGTTTGTCAAATCAAAATGCCCGCGATAGGAGGACAAAATGCAAAATCAATCAAAAAGACCGTACAAAATAACCGTAATTTTAAGCGGTAGGACAAATCAAGTCGAAAATCCTAACCCCGACGGGTCGTACACTTTTAGCCCGTTCGGCAACGCCCGCACGTCGGAAAAATCGGCGATTGCCGCAACACGGCGTTTTTACTCCCTTTGCGGTTGCAAGGTCGAAAAAATTATTAAAATCGAAAAAACGGAGGTGTAATATGACGATCGAAAAAAACGGTAAAACTTACAAGGTGGCGGAAAACGCGAAATCGTGGACGGTATCCATATTAAGCGATTGCAACGTAACGGCAACGGCGAAAATATCAAAATCCGATTGCCCTACTTTCGACGACGTAAAAGCGTTTATCGCCGAAAACGACTTATTTTAACGGAGGTACAAAATGGCACGGAGTGAGGCACAAAAAGCCGCCGACGCAAGATACGCAAAAAAAATAAACGGAAAATACAAGCCGTTTATTGTAAATCTTGATCCCGCCGAACTTGCCCGCATTAACGCCGTTATAGCGGCGTCGGGTATGAAAAAAGCCGAGTTTTTGCGTTGGGCGGTCGGCGAATTGGAAAACAAAAACAAATAATCAAAAAAAAGAGGTAAAGCGGGTTGCCCTATCGGTAGCCCGCTTTTGTTTTACGGAGGTTAAAAATGAAGGGTATCAAATACACGGCGAAAGAAAAAGAAAACGCGCTTAAAAAATGGATAGTTGACGGCGAGGACGTTTTCAAGGTCGCAAAGAAAACAAAATGCACGATACAAAGTCTTTATCGGTGGCGGAGAGCCTACGACGGCACAACGGACAGTTTGAAAAACAAATCAAGCCGCCCGCACACGCCGCACCCGAACGCGCACACGCCCGAAGAAACGGCGCAAATTGCCGAAGTATTCAAATCGCACCCCGATATAAGTTACGCCGAGGCGTTGGGCATACTTCGCACCGATTACGGCTACGCGCGGACGTATGGCGGATTTTACCGCTTTTTAATGAAACATAAAATACGCCCCGTGCGGGAAATAAACCCGTATATCGCAAAGCCGTACGATACGCCCGAAATGTTCGGCGTAAAAATGCAAATGGACGTCAAATACGTTCCGTTAGAGTGTAACGTCGGCGAATACAAACACGAGCGATATTATCAATATACAATGATTGACGAGGCAACGCGGGAGCGGTTTATATACCCTTACAAGGAAAAAAGCGGATACTCGACCGTCGATTTTATCAAACGCGCGATAATTTACTTCGGTTATTTGCCCGCTATCATTCAAACCGACAACGGCACGGAATTTACAAACCCGAAAGGCACGGGCGAAGGCAAAGTCCACGCCGTCGATCAGTTATTAAACCGACTCCGCATAAAACATAAATTGATACGCGTTTACACGCCGCGCCACAATGGAAAAGTTGAACGCTCACATCGTACCGATCAAGAAAATTTTTATAATCATTTAACCTTTTCAACCTTTGAAGAATTACGCGAAAAAATGCACGCTTGGCTCGTGCGTTATAATCATTGCCCGCACTCGTCTTTACGGGATAAATACGGGCGGCGGTCGTGGATTACACCGCTACAAAAGCGCGCCGAACTTATGGAAGTTTTGAAATCGGCGACGCCCGACGCGGGCTATCGGGTCAAATTCTTGAAGAAAAAAGCCGCCTAACGCAACTCAACACCACCGACGCGCCGCGTTTATAATCGCCGCGGTTGTTTTCTTATGCCTTTTTACAAGTTAAAACAACGGGG